CCTCTGAAACCACCGCTGCCCCCGCAGCCCCCACGATACCGCTGGACAAAATGGCCGGCGTGTACATCAAGATCCGCACGCGCATCGCCGAGCTGACCAAGGCGTACGACAACGAAGTCGAGACGCTCAAGGCGCAGCAAGACCAGATCGCCAGCACGATGAAGGACATCCTCAAGGAGATGGGTGTCCGCAGCGTCAACACCGTCGCCGGCACGGTGATCCTCACCGAGAAGACGCGCTACTTCCCGAGCGACTGGCAGCAGTTCAAGACCTTCGTCAAGGAGAACGATCTGTTCGACTTGATGGAGAAGCGCATCGCACAAGGCGCGATGGCTAAGTACTTGGCCGATGTTGAAGAAGCCAAAGAGCTTCGCAATGAGACCCTCCCGTATCCGCTCGGCATGCAGTCGGAATCCCAGATGACTGTCGCCGTTCGCAAACCGTCCTGAAGGAAACACCATGACAAACGCACTGACCAATGTGAACAACTCTGCTCTCACCTTCAACCCCATGGCGCTCCCCGCGCACTTGCGCGCGACGGAGCTGTCCGACGCCACCAAGGCGCTGATGGGCTCGTCCTCGGGCTTTCGCCTCTCCATCAAGGGCGGCGTGTGGCGCCTGCTGTCCAACGGCAAGGAGTACGCCAAGCTCAAGGAACGCGAGCTCGACATCGTGGTCGTCGCCGCAGCCAAGCATGTCTCGCGCACCTTCTACCTGAAGCAGTGGGACGATGACGCGGCCGCACAAGCGCCTGACTGCATGTCGCGCGACGGCGAGACGCCTGACGCGCGCTCCCCGCACAAGCAGTCCGAGCGTTGCGACGTCTGCTCGCAGAACGTCAAGGGCTCTGGGCAAGGCGACTCCAAGGCGTGCCGCTACAACCAAGCGCTGGCTGTGGTGCTTGCCAACGACATCGGCGGCAACGTGCTCAAGTTTCAGGTGCCGGCCGCGTCGATCTTCGGCAAGGGCGAAGGCACCAACGTGCCGCTGCGCGAGTACGTGACGCAGCTCGCTGCGCTGGCGCCGCCAGTCAACATTGACTGCGTGGTCACACGCATGACGTTCGATCTGGACGTGTCGTCGCCCAAGATGTTCTTTGCCCCCGTGCGCTACCTGCTGGAAGACGAGTACAACACCGCGCGCAGGCAGGGCAAGACGCCCGACGCGCGGCGCGCGATCGAGACGACTGTGTTCGAAGCGGACACCGCAGCCAAGCCGGCACTGCAGATCCCGGGCAAGCCGCCTGCAGCTGCCAAGGCGCCTGAGCCGCCACCTGAGCCGGTCGAGACCGAAGAAGAGCGCGAGCAGCGCGAGTTTGCCGAGTTCAAGGCGGCCAAGGCAGCCAAGGCCGGCGGCGACAAGCCCAAGGCGACGCGTGGCAAGAAGGCCGATTCCACGCCCGATGTTGAGCCTGTTGTGCGCGCCGCGACGCATACCGCGACGCCTCCCGGCCGCGCGGCGTTGACGGCGATCATCGACCAGTGGGACAAGCCTGAAGGAGCGACGGACGACTGATAAACACGGGGCCGCTGACAACAGCGGCCCTTCACAACTCTTCAAGGAACTCATCATGGCGTACCAGCAGAAGACGAAGGATCTAGTCAAGGCAGCACCGTTGACGCTCGGCTCAAGGCTGGGCCGGCGTGCGGTGTACCTCGACATCTCTGTGCAGGAGCTGTCCAAGCTCACGGGCGCCACGCGGCGCACCTGCTACAACTGGCTGTTCGGCGGATGGGTGATCCCCGCATACCGCCAACGTGTCACTCAGCTGCACGAGATCTTGAAGGACTCCCCATCGCGCGATGAAGCGCTCAAGCGCGCGAGCAAAGCGCTGAACGTATCGCTGTGACCTGGGGTGTACATGACCCCAACCGAGTTCGCCTCGGCAGTTCTTCCGCCACCCGGTTATGGGCACTACTGCGTTGTAGAACTGTCGTCCAAGAAAAAGAGACATGTGTTCGTCGACACGCTTGAAGAAGTCACATCTCAAGCTGACGAGTTCGACGCGCAGCACTTCAACACCTTCTTCGCGATCGCCACGTACGAGAACGACGAGTCCAGAGAAGCACAGAACGCGCGGTATGTAAAAGCGTTCGTCGTCGACGTCGACTGTGGCGGCGGCCACGCGTACGCAACCCCACAGATCGGCGTAGCGGCCCTGGACGCGTTCATCACGAGCACGGGGCTAGCTACCCTGCCCAACCCCATCATCAACGCCACAGGCGGCGGCCTGCACGCCTTCTGGCCACTCTCTGAGCCTGTGACGATCCAGCAGTGGAAGCCAGTGGCCGAGTGCCTCAAGCGCGTCGCCAAGCAGCACGACTTCGCCATAGACCACAGCGTCACCGCGGACGCCGCGCGCATCCTGCGCATGCCGGGCACGACGAACTGGAAGCAACCCGACAACCCACGGCCCTGCACCACCAAAGGTGAAGGCGGCGGCCCCGCGACACTCGATGCGTTCGCCTCTGCGATCGGATACAACACGGAGCCCGTTCGGTTATCCCTCCCCGCGCTCATCATTCCTGGCGTGCGGCCCAAGGCGGCCGACAGCGCCGCCGGCTTGATGCTGATGCAGAACAGCGCCGTCTACTTCAAGCGCCTGATGGTGGGCGTCAGAGATGGCAAGGGCTGCGGCCAGATCGACTACTACGTCAACCATGCCCAGGATGAGGGGCTCGAGCCACTGTGGCGCGCGGTGTTGTCGATCGCCAAGCCCTGCGAGGATGGGCTGCATGCTGCGCGTGTGCTCTCCGCGCTGCACCCATACGACGAAGACCGCATGCAGCACAAGCTGCAGGACATCAAGGGCCCCTACCCCTGCACCAAGTTCAACACCGAGAACCCCGGCGTCTGCGAGAAGTGCCCGTACTGGGGCAAGATCGTCAACCCCCTCCTACTTGCGCGAGAGACGCTGACCGACACAGCGCCCAAGCAAGTCGAGATCACTGCTGAGCCTGAGACGGTTGAGCAGGTGCAGACAAGCGTCATCATCAACCGGCCGCCCGCACCCGGGGGATACGCGTATGGAGCGCACGGCGGCGTGTACCACGACGAGCCGCTGGAGGCCAACAAGCCTGACTCCCCAAGAACCATGCGCATGGTGGTGCCGTACGACCTGTTTGCGATCAACCTGATGAACCGCGAGAGCGCCCACTTCGTGCACTTCGTTGCGCTGCGGCAGAACGGCCCGCAGAACATCACGCTGCCGCTGCGCGCCACCGTCACCAAGGACGACATGTGCAAGGCGCTCTCGGAACAGAACATCATGGCGTCCGGCGGCAACGACGATCGCCTCTACCGCTACCTGCGGGCCTGCATCACACACGCATCAGAGAACCACCTGCCGATCAACGTGCCGACGCAGTTCGGCTGGCAGAAGGACGACAGCTTCGTCTGTGACAGCAAGATCATGGCGCCCGGCACAGAGATCATCACGCCGCTGCCCGGACTCGAGAACATCGTGCGCGTCACCAAGCCACATGGCACGCTGGAGGGATGGAAGCACACCGTCAACCTGCTGACCAAGTACAAGATGCACGACATCCTTGCGATCATGTCGATAGGCTTCGGCGCGCCGCTGATGCGCTTCACGTCGTTCAACGGGCTCACGTTCCACCTCGGCTCGAGCGAGAGCGGTACGGGCAAGAGTCTGGCGCTCGAGATGGCAGCCAGCATCTGGGGGCACCCGCTGCACTACATGGTCGGCAAGGACACGTCCGGTGTCGCGATGCAGCAGCGCCTCGGGCTGCTCAACAGCCTGCCTCTGATCTGCGACGAGATCACGCAGAAGAACCGGCTCAACTTCGAGTGGTTCCCCGGCTTCGTGTTCGACATGACCGACGGCAAGGGCAAGGAGCGCATGGATGGCAACGTCAACCGTGAGCGCACCAACACCACGTACTGGTCATCCCTGGCGCTCGTCAGCTCCAACACGCACGTCATGGACTACCTGAGCTCGCGCAAGCATTCGTCGCAGGGCGAGATCATGCGGCTGCTTGAGTTGAAGATGACCACCGAGCTGGACCCCCCGCCCGATCTGTACGACGCAATCAAGAACATGCTGCCCTACAACTACGGCATAGCCGGAGTCATGTTCGCGCGATGGCTGGCCGACAACGTGGGGACAGCGCAAATGGTGGTGAGGGAAATAGAAGACAGCTTGAAGGAGCGCGTACAGAAGGCGCCGAATGAGCGTTTCTGGATCGGCGCCGTGGCCGCCTGCCTTGCAGGAGCCGTGCTTGCCGGCACGGGCTATGCGAACATCGTCTACTTTCCAGTACGCGGCATGCGCCGTACCTTTGTGGGCATGATCGAGAGTGCGCGACACGTAGCGCGCACCAGCAGACGCACAGCCGATGATGTGCTCAACTCCTATATCCGCGAGTTCTTCAGCAAGTTCGTGGTCGTCAAGAAGATGGACGACACCATTGAGGCCAAGTTCGGCGGCAATGCTGAGATCGGTGAGGGCATCGTGCGCAGCGAGATCTGCGGGCGCGTAGAGTATGGATTCAAGGAAGGGCGCACCGTGTTCTACATCGAGGAGCAGCTCTTCAAACGGTTCTGCTCCGGCATGAGCTTCGGCTATTCCGACTTGAAAGCACTGCTGATGGCGAAGTACAATGCCGTCGTGACGAAGAAGGACATGCTCAGCGGGACGCGAGGGCCGGCGATGAATGTCAATGTGCTGAAGATCTCGGTTCCATCTGGCGGAGATACCCTTGGCGCAGCGGCTGAAAGTTCAGTATCCGTGGACTAGCGTTCCGATTGGCGGAAGTTTCTTTGTGCCGACGCTGACTCCCGCTGATACAATTCGCGAAGGGCTCAGAGCGTCCATCGGCACAGGGGCTGTTCCATTGAAGCCGCAGGTGGGCGCGCAAAACGGCAAGTTTGGTGTACTATTCACTAGGAGACGATGATGCCCAAGTCAACCAAGGCCAAGCTCGAGTACCAAGGCGCCTTCAACGCGCGCCCAGAGGAAACTGACAAGCGCGTGAAGAACAACGCGGCCCGTCGCAAGGCGATCGCCGCCGGTTCTGTGCACGTCGGTGATGGCAAGGATGTGGCGCACAAGGTGCCTCTCGAGTCGGGCGGCGGCAACGCGCCGGGCAACACCGAAGTGGAGAGCCGCAAAGAGAACCGTGGCTGGCGCCGCGGGCAGTCGGGCTACAGCCCCAAGACAGTAAAGTGAAAAGGAGTTCGCATGAAGAGCAAGTTTCAAGGTCCGATCAGTTGGCTGTTCGAGGTTATCTTCGGCGGCTAACCCCCGTTGTATGAGCAGCCAGTACA